TAAGTTGTATATTGCAAGATAGTATAGATCTTTCTTATTTTATCTATATAAAAAAAGGAGATGAAGTTATGCCTTGGAAGAAGTTTAATTCTAACATGGCTATATCAGTTGAATATGATTTAGAGTATTGATGAATAGTGTATTTAGTTTTATAGTAAAACCTGTTGGTGATAGATATAATAACAAACTAAAGATTGGTGAAAAAGAATTAGTATTAAATACTAAAATAGAAAGTTTCAAATCTGTGAATAATCTAGCGGAAGTTATATCAACTCCGTTAGCTTATTCAACTAACATTAAAGTTGGTGATCTTGTTGTTATACATCACAATGTTTTTAGACGTTTCTATGATATTAGAGGTAATCAAAAAAACAGTAGATCACATTTTATAGATGATATGTATTTTTGTGATGTAGATCAAATATATCTACACAAAAGTGATAAAGATTGGAAATCATTTGGTGACAGATGTTTTATAAAACCACTTAAGAATACGAGTCATTTAAGCAGTAATAAAGAGAGAGAACTAATTGGTATATTAAAATACGGAAATAGTTCCTTAGAATCGCTTGAAATCAATGAAGGAGACTTAGTTGGTTATACTCCAAATGGAGAATTTGACTTTGTTGTAGAAGGACAAAGACTATATTGTATGAAATCTAATGATATTGTAATTAAGTATGAATATAAAGGAGACGAAGCAGAATATAATCCTAGCTGGACACAAAGCAGTATTAGAACTGATTAAGGTAGCTGAAGAAGCTATTTTAAATAATGGAGATGATGATTTATCTGCTGATAAGTTAAAAAATGCCGCAGCAACTAAGAAGTTGGCTATATTTGATGCGTTTGAAATACTTACTAGAATACAGGAAGAGGAAAAACTACTTGTAGATGAGGATAAAACTACAGAAGTTAAAGTATTTAAAGGTTTTGCAGAAGGGAGATCTAAATAATGTATCAGCAAACTCTATACAAAATAATACCAGACTATATAAAGGAAAGTGTTATTAAGCAAAACAACCGTTTAAAAAAATGGAAATATGGATATGATAAAGACAATGATCTGGTTATTATTAGTAAGACTGGAAAGATTGGTGAGATATACGAAATCGATAATTTAAAAATAGCTTTACCATTAGTCGAAGAATGTTATTCTAGATCTAAAGTTAAAGAAGAACAATACTGGGAACAAATGGATTTCCCAAAAGAAATAAGTAAAATAAAGAATTCTTTTGATTGGAATAAACAACCTGATAGTTTCAAGGACAGATGGTACGATTATATAGATAATGAGTTCAGGTATAGAGAAGAAGGATTTTTTTTTAATAATAGAGGTAAACATACATACATAACAGGTACTCACTATATGTATCTTCAATGGAGTAAGATAGATGTTGGTGCACCAGATTTCAGAGAATCAAATAGATTGTTCTTTATATTTTGGGAAGCTTGTAAAGCAGATCCAAGATGTTATGGAATGTGTTATTTAAAGAACAGACGTTCTGGATTTTCATTTATGTCTTCTGCGGAGTTAGTTAATCAAGCAACAATATCTAGTGATTCACGATTTGGTATATTATCTAAGTCTGGAGCAGATGCTAAAAAAATGTTTACGGATAAGGTGGTGCCTATCTCGGTTAATTATCCTTTCTTTTTTAAACCTATCCAAGATGGTATGGATAGACCTAAAACAGAATTAGCATATAGAATACCAGCTTCCAAACTTACTAGAAGAAAATTAGATTCTAACGAGAAACTAGAAGAGTTAGAAGGATTAGATACTACAATTGACTGGAAAAATACAGGAGATAATAGTTATGATGGTGAAAAATTAAAGTTATTAGTACACGATGAAAGTGGTAAATGGGAGAGACCAGATAACATATTGAATAACTGGAGGGTTACAAAAACAACTCTTAGACTTGGTAGTAGAATAGTTGGTAAATGTATGATGGGTTCTACTTCTAATGCTCTTGACAAAGGTGGAGATAATTTCAAAAGTTTATATTATAACTCTGATGTTTTAAAAAGAAATAGAAACGGCCAGACAAGTTCTGGATTATATAGTCTATTCATTCCAATGGAATGGTCTTATGAAGGTTTTATAGATATATATGGTACACCAGTTTTCGATACACCACCATCTCCAATAAAAGGAGTAGATGGTAATACTATAGATTATGGAGTTATAGAACATTGGCAAAATGAAGTAGATGGTCTTAAGTCAGATCAAGATGGTTTAAATGAATACTACAGACAGTTTCCAAGAACAGAACAACATGCTTTTAGAGATGAAGCAAAACAATCACTTTTTAATCTAACTAAGATATACGAACAGATAGATTATAATGACGACTTAAGAAATACCAATGTTGTTACTAGAGGTAATTTTCAATGGGAAAATGGAGTTTTAGATACAAAGGTAATATTTTATCCAAATAAAGATGGTAGGTTTTATATATCGTGGGTTCCTTCTTTTAACCTACAAAACAACGTCGTTATCAAGAATGGCGCAAAATACCCAGGCAATGAACATGTTGGTGCTTTTGGATGCGATCCGTACGACATATCTGGCACAGTTGATGGCAAGGGTTCAAATGGTTCATTAAGTGGATTAACAAAGTTCTCAATGGAAGACGCACCACCTAATGCTTTTTTCTTAGAATATATAGCTAGACCACAAACTGCTGAGATATTTTTTGAAGATGTATTAATGGCTTGCATATTTTATGGAATGCCTATACTTGCTGAGAACAATAAACCTAGACTTTTGTTTCATTTTAAAAGAAGAGGTTATAGGGGTTTTTCAATGAATAGACCTGATAAAGTCTGGAATAATTTATCTGTAACAGAAAAAGATATAGGTGGAATACCTAACTCAAGTGAAGATATAAAACAAGCTCATGCTTCTGCTATAGAGTCTTACGTAGAAGACTATGTTGGATTAAACGACACTGGATATGGTAATATGTATTTTAATAGAACACTTAATGACTGGGCTAGGTTTAATATAAATAACAGAACAAAGCACGATGCTTCTATAAGTTCTGGTTTAGCTATAATGGCATGTAATAAAGGTAGATATAGTCCATCTGTCAAATACGTTAGACAAATTCATGATTTGGGAATAAAAAAATACGACAATAATGGTTCTTTATCAAAAATATATTAATAAATGAATATATATACAAACACTAACAGCGCTTTTCCAAGTCAAATAGTTAGCGATGCAGAAAAAGCTTCTGAAGAATATGGATTACAAGTTTCTAGAGCTATAGAGCAAGAATGGTTTGGTAGAAGTAGATCTGCTAATAATAGATATGCATCTAATTGGGGTAATTTTCACCAGTTAAGACTGTACGCTAGAGGAGAACAATCTATACAAAAATACAAAGATGAATTAGCGACTAATGGAGATATTTCATATCTTAATTTAGATTGGAGACCAGTGCCAGTTATATCTAAATTCGTGGATATAGTTGTAAATGGCATGTCACAAAAAACTTATGATATAAAAGCTTATGCTCAAGATCCAGAGTCTTTAAAAGCTAGAACTTCTTATGCTGAATCCATAATGAGAGATATGTTCGCTAAAGACTTAATAAACAAAGCTAATGAACTATTAGGTGGTGATATTTCTCATTCTCCTATTCCACAAGAAGATCTACCTGATACAAAAGAAGAGTTAGATATTCACATGCAGTTAACCTATAAGCAATCTATAGAAATAGCTGAAGAAGAAGCGATAAATAACACATTAGCTAATAATAAATGGGACTTAATAAGACGAAGACTTAACTACGATTTAACAGTATTAGGAATTGCATGTGTTAAAACTACATTTAATGTTAGTGAAGGAATAAGAATAAAGTACGTAGATCCAGCTTATATAGTACATTCATATACTGAAGATCCTCATTTTGACGATTTATATTATATTGGAGAGGTAAGAGCGGTAACTATACCAGAACTTAAAAAAGAATTTCCACATCTAACAGATGAAGAACTTTATAAAATACAAAGTTCACCAACTAACAATCAATATATAACTGGTTGGGGTAACTATGACGAGAACACTGTTCAAGTACTATACTTTGAATATAAAACATTTATGAATCAGGTATTCAAGATAAAGAAGACTGAGAATGGAATGGAGAAAGCTATAGAAAAGACAGACGAATTTAATCCACCAGAGAATGATAATTTTGAAAGAGTCTCTAGAACTATAGAAGTTTTATATACTGGAGCAAAAATACTTGGTACAAATCAAATGTTAGATTGGAGTTTGTCTGAAAATATGACAAGACCATACGCTGATACTACTAAGGTAGAAATGAATTATGCTATTTGTGCTCCACGTATGTACAAAGGTAAGATTGATTCTACTGTCAATAAGATAACTGGTTTTGCTGATATGATTCAGTTGACTCACTTAAAAATACAACAAGTATTATCTAAAACAATACCTGATGGAGTTTTTGTTGATGTAGACGGTTTTGCTGATGTAGATTTAGGTAATGGTACTAACTACAATCCAGCAGAAGCTTTAAATATGTATTTTCAAACTGGTAGTATAGTAGGTAGATCACTAACTCAAGAAGGTACCATGAATAGTGGAAAAATACCTATACAAGAACTTACTAATTCAGGTGGTCAAGCTAAATTAGCATCGTTAATTCAAACATATCAATACTATCTACAAATGATAAGAGACGTAACTGGACTTAATGAAGCCAGAGACGGAAGTATGCCAGATAGAGAAACATTAGTAGGATTACAGAAGATGGCCGCTAACGCATCAAACACTGCTACTAAACACATTATGCAGGCTAGTTTGTTTTTGACTCTTAAAACATGCGAGAACATCTCATTGAGAATAGCTGATGCTTTAGATTTTCCTTTAACTGCTAGTGTATTAGAACAAAGTATAACAACATATAATGCTTCTACGCTTAGAGACATAAAACATCTTAACCTTCATGATTTTGGTATATACTTAGAACTTGAACCAGACGAAGAAGAAAAAGCGATGTTAGAACAAAACATTCAAGTTGCACTGCAAAACCAAAGTTTAGATCTTGATGATGCTATAGACATTAGACAGATAAGAAATTTAAAACTCGCAAATCAAGTTATTAAGTTTAGAAAAGCTAAGAAAGCAAAAGCGGCGGCTGAAGCATCTCAAGCAAATATAACTGCTCAAGCAGAAGCTAATCAAGAAACTGCCAGACAAGCGGCTTTAAATGAAGTACAAAAACAACAAGCTTTAACTCAAGAAACTATTAATATAGAAAGAGCTAAGTCTCAGTTTGAAATGGAAAAACTTCAAATGGAATCTCAATTAAAAGGTCAGTTGTTAGAAAGAGAATTTCAATACAACATGCAACTTACTCAAATGAAGATTGGTGCTGATGTTGAAAAGACGCAGTTATCTGAGAAGATGAAAGATGATAGATCTAAAGAGCAACAACAAGTAGGTGAAGATAGAAAAGATGAGAGAACTAGAATACAAGCTTCTCAACAATCAGAACTAATAAACCAAAGAAAAAATAATGCATTGCCTCAAAAGTTTGAATCAAATGGAATCGAAGATTTCGAAGATTTAGGTTTTTAAAAAAAAGTTAACTATTTAATTATATTATATTATGTCAGAAATTGTAAAACAAGAAGGAGATTTTAAAATCTCTAAAACAAAGAAACCTAGAAGTCTAGTAAGAGAAGCTAAAGTAACAAAAGTAGATTTAACAGAAAAACCTATAGATCAAGAAGTTACAAAAGTAACTATACCAACAGATGTTGTTGAACTAGAAAAAGTAGTTGAACCAATTGTCAATATTGTTCAAGAAACAGTAGAACAAAATTCTTCATTTGATAACTTGATAGAAGAGATTACAGATAATAACGAACCAGTTGTAGAAGTAAATCAGCAAGTAAGTGAACAAGTAAGTGAATTTAAAGAAAGTAGAGTACTTCCTGAAAATATAGAAAAGTTAGTTTCCTTCATGGAAGAGACTGGAGGTACTATAGATGATTACACAAGATTAAATGCTGATTATTCAAATGTCAATCAAGATGTATTGTTAAAAGAATATTATAAATCAACAAAACCACACTTAGATCAAGATGAATTACAATTCCTAATCGAAGACAGTTTTTTCTTTGATGAGGATTTAGAAGAAGAGCGAGAAATACGTAGAAAAAAACTCGCTTATAAAGAAGAGGTTGCAAAAGCCAAAAGTTATTTAGATTCAATAAAGAGTAAATACTACGACGAGATCAAGTTGAGACCGGGTGTAACTCAAGAACAAAAAGAAGCTTCTGAATTTTTTAACCGATACAAGAAGACGGAAGACGAGTCTAGAATGCGACACGATCGGTTTAAAACGGACACTAAAAAATTATTCAACAGTGATTTCAAAGGTTTTGAATATAACATTGGCGAAAAAAGATTTAGATACGGTGTTCAGAACCTAGATCAAGTTGCCGATAAACAGTCTGATATTAGTAATTTTGTCGGAAAGTTTCTAGACAAAGAAGGAAATGTTACTGATACAGTAAATTATCATAAGGCTTTATACACTGCTATGAATTCTGACAAGATTGCACAACACTTTTATGAGCAAGGTAAAGCTGATGCTGTAAAAGAAGTTATCACAAATTCTAAAAATCCTAGTATAAGTCAACCTAGACAAACGTCTGGAGAGGTTTTTATAAATGGTTTAAGAGTTAAGTCTGTTAGCGGTTTCGATTCTTCAAAATTAAGAATACAAACAAAAAAATTTAACAATTAAAACAAAAAATTATGTCAGCAGTATCACCCGTATTTGGGTCAATTAAACCGTCTCAAAAGCAACAAGCTTTAGAAACAAATTATTTAAACTTTACCGACGGAAGCGGTAATGATTTCGCACAACAATACTTACCAGAAATCTACGAAGAAGAAATCGAGCGTTATGGAAACAGAACACTTTCTGGCTTTTTACGTATGGTAGGTGCTGAAATGCCTATGTCTTCTGATCAAGTTATCTGGTCAGAACAAAACAGATTGCATATTTCTTATAACGCTGTTACTTGCGCTACAGCTTCAACTTTAACATTCGTTACTGGTGGTGTTGGTAAATTGTTCGTGCAAAATGTTATCTCTATTGGTCAAACTTTAGTAGTTATAAACCCAGTAAATGGTAAAGAACTTAAAGTTTATGTTACTAACTCTGTTACTAATGGAGGAGGAACTTTAGCTACTATCACTGTTAAACCTTACACTCAATTAGATTTAACTACTGGTGCTGGTAATGCAGTTGATTTTTCTGGAGCTACAAACCTTAAAATCTTTGTTTATGGTTCTGAATTCAAAAAAGGAACTACAGATGCTAGTTTAAACTCAGTTAATCCTTCTTTCACTCAATTCAGTAATTCACCTATTATCATCAAAGAACGTTATCAAATCTCTGGATCTGACACTGCTCAGATTGGATGGGTTGAGGTTGCTACTGAAGATGGTACTGGTGGTTTCTTATGGTATCTTAAAGCTGAATCTGAAACAAGATTACGTTTTGAAGATTACTTGGAAATGTCAGTAATTGAAGGTGAATTAGTTAGTGGAGCTTCTACTTTAGGTTCTGTTGAAAAACTTAAAGGTACTGAAGGTCTTTTCGCTGCTATCAAAAGCAGAGGAAATGTAGTTAATAACTTTACTGCATCTACTGGATTAGCAGATTTTGATACAATCTTGAAAAACTTAGATACTCAAGGTGCAATTGAAGAAAATATGTTCTTCTTGAATAGAGCTACTGCTTTAGATTTTGATGATATGTTAGCTGGTATTGGATCTCCTAGTTCTGGTGTTTATCAAGGAGGTAGTTCTTATGGTGTTTTTGAGAACTCAGAGCAAATG